TTAGCAGGTGTCGCTGCTGTAGCAGGACCAGTACTTAAAGCATTGGACCCATCTGCAACAGAATTTGGTATTAACGCTAAGTAATTAAATACAAATAAAGAATCCCCCGCCCAGTATTACTACTGGAGCGGGGGTCTTTTTTGTTTTCTAGATAGTTCCCCTCTACCTAGCCAACTCTCTGATTGCCTGAAGTATTAGTTCAGGTTTAATTAAGTAACCCTTGCTGGGGTTAGGTTCTATATTACACGTAATAGGATGTCCCCACAAAGTAACCGCATGACGGAGTGCGTTTATAGGGACAATAAAGGTTGCTCCTTCTAATACAAATGCCCAGTATTCTGCTTTAGTTACAGACAATCCTGATGGATACCACTCTTCATTATTGTGTGACCAACATACAGTTTCTATATATAAGTTACCAGTGTTCTTCCACTTAAGGTCTGTCTTTACTTCAATAGTTTTGCCACCAGTTAGTAGTTCATTAACTAATGCTTCGCCTTCATGACCAATTGATAAATCTAAATCAAAGTCAGATAGTTTGCTCATAGTTACATTTTAAATATAGATTCAGAAACAACAGTCTTGCCAATTATACCGCGTTTCTTTCTATACTTATCCCTCTCCTGTTTAGTAGTACCTGCCCATATTCCATGGACTAAATGTTCCATTGCGTAGTCAGAACATTCGACTTGTACTGGACAAGTCTTGCATATCTTTTTTACATAATCAAGATGAGCATAGTTACCTTTTTCTTCTGTAAAGAATATCTCTACATCAATACCATTGCATGCTGGCATATCACTAAATTTCACTAGCCCCCCGTAGAATAGAAACCACCTGTCTTAAAGTGGGTTGGTGTAGGAGACCATATACGAACCATTACATTTGCGCAAGAGGGGCAAGGTGGTGGAGTAGGGTCAGTAACTTCCATTACTTTAGTACAAGTCTTACATTCAAAATCATAATAAGGCATTAGTCACAATCCATTCCATGCTCGTCTATTGGTGTAGATAAAGTAACAAGAGAACCACAATCAGCACACTCGCCATCTAAGAAGTAAAAACATATTTCCCCTTCTTCAAAGGCTACTATAGCAATAAACAATTCTGAACCACATAGGCATATGTCTCCTATTGGATTACCTCTTAGGTCCATTGACTTGCTATAATCTTTTTTGTTTAGCAACTCTCTTATATCCTTAGGTTCTTCACTCATGCTCTTCACTTTCTTCTTTAGTTTCTATAACGTCTGGCTCGCTGTATGTTCGCCATCCACCTAGTATCTTTACCAAAGAAGATATTGCACGTTCAACTCTCTTACGTGCACCTTCGGCTGAGGTGTCAAGTTCCTTGCCTAAGTCACTCCACTCGTAGTTCTCCGCACTAAATTTTATTCTTAAAATATTTTGTTTAGCCTCTGCTAATCTGTTGAATGCTTTCTCTATGTCTGACCGTAGAACTAACCAGTTGTTACCATCTGTTACCTCACCTGACTTACCAAACTTAAAGTTAAGGTCTTTAATTTTACTAGGTATCTCATAGGTATTGCCTATGATAGATGGAAGGAATGCTTCTATAACTGATGGGTCGTAGTAATATAAATCTGATAAGTCATAGCCAACCTTGCGGGCTTTTTCTTGTTCACAATATTTAAGTGCTGCATTGCGTAGTGACCTAGCAATTAATCTTTCTTTATCTTTAGGTGGTAACTTAGACCACTCTGTATATTTAACTGGATGTGTAAGAAACCATACCCATAATACCTGTCTTATATCTTCTGCTTCAGTAATTGGATACTTCCTATAATATTCAGACGCAAGAGTAGAGACGAGCAACTCGTATTCATCTACCCATGCATCTGTCATATTTTATTCTATGCCTTCCCACTGTCCTCTTTGTACCAATAGTCCTATTATGGCATAGTTAGCCAGGTCTATAAGAGTATCTTCAATAGACTCATAGTTCGGCGTGGCGCCCTTATCAGCCATGTTATTTAGACGGGCTAGTTTGTCATACATCCTAACACGCAGCCCATTCATTGCCCCGCCAGGAGCGAGGGCAATATTCAACGGACCATAGTCTTCCTGCTTCTTCATCATAATATTACGCAACTCATTAAGAATTGTATCTACATCACTTGGGTTCTTCACTTAACATCTCCTTCATACTAGAGTCAAATTGTTCCATTGCTGCTGATACTTGTATTTCGTCAGTAAATTGCTGACCTTCTCCTATGCTACTTGCATATATAACTGTGGCTAATAGAGTAAGCATTTTCATAGCACTGTTTGGGTCTTCTTCTATTGTTACATATATATCTCTTAGTGCATTAAGTATATCTAATCCTTGCCCATCAGATATTTGTAAGCCAACTAACCTTTTATTTTCTGCTACAAAATCCCATAAATCTTTATCATTTTCCCAAACATTTTCTGATTCGCTCATCTATCCACTCCTTTCCTTCTTGTACTATGATGCTGTTAACATCATGTCCTTCTGGCATTTGCATTAGGTTAACATTAGGTAGTTCTCTACTTAGTTTTTTACCAAACTCTAAGCCAGCATTATCTCCATCTGCTAGAACAATTACTGTTTCAAAGTCATCTAGTATTTTACTGTAATAAGGTTTCCAATTATTAACTCCAGGTATACCTATAGATGAATGTTTTGTTTTGGCTTCTAAGATTATTGTATCTAACTCACCCTCGGTTACACATATATAATTGCCAGCAGTTAGTACTGTCTGTGCATTAAACATTGTGGTTTTAGCACCAGGTATACCCATATACTTGGGTTCATCTGGATTGTTGTTAAGAGTTCTGAATCTGATATCTACCACACCTGATGGTGTGATGTATGGTATGGCTAGTCTTCCCTTATAACTCTCGTGTCCTGGAAGAGCGTCTTTCACTATCCCCAAGTGAAACTTTTTCGCTTCGTCTACCGAGAGATGACGGCTTAAAAGGTACTCCTCCGCCAGATGAATGTGCTGAGCGTATTGTTCTGTTGCCTGCAAGAGAAATGCTCTCTGCGAATTTGATAGCCTCACTATAATTACCTCCTTGTTTATATATAATTAAATCATACACATCACCTTGTACTTCACAACCAAAACATTTAAATCTTTTATCTTCAAAGTTAAGCGCTGCTGATGCATGTTTATCACCGTGAAAAGGACAACGCATCTTGCGCCAGCCATGCCCCTCCACTGGCAGGGTGGCGCCTATATAACTTAGATAGGCAGTAATGTCATGCTTGTCCATTTATCTTCCTAATTAATTCTATCCATATTTTTGCTGGCATTGTTGCGTACCATTCTCCTACATCTCCTTTGCCTCTGCGTTTATGTAGTACTGTACCTGTCCATGCTTTATCATTCTTTATTTCTATTTCTAATTCTTTTATCCATGTAGATAAATCTAAACGGTAGTGGTCTTTAACTTCTATTGTTACCCCGTTAACACCACTGATGTCTCCTTTGTCTAGTTGGGCACCTGCGATTCGCCTGTCTGCATAGGGAAAACCATTGATTTTAAGCCACTTTACGACATCTGCCTCGGCTCTACTGCCCTTAGCCTTGGCTGGATTACTCATAGTAATTCCTGTTGTGTTGTGTATCTAATCATAACATCATCTAGATGCATAGACTCAGGATTAAATGAAAGAGTAACATAGTTACTACCTGTTTGGTCTGCCTTACCATAACGATTTTTAACTGGGGCTACACATAAGAAGTTGTCATCTCCTTGTTTCATTTGTCCAATAGTTAATACCATTGCTGGTATCTGATTAACTAATCCTTGGATAGATGAACGTGATTGACAAGGATAACCTTCGAATCCTTCTTTGGTATGGTGTAGTACTAACACGGCAGCATTGGTATCTCTGGCTAGATACTTAAGTTCTTTCATTGCAGCACGCATACCTTGAAACTCTTCGTGTCCATCCATTGCTATGTCCATAAGATTATCTACAACTATAAGTGTAGGGCTTCTGCCCCATACTGTTTCGAATGCAGATACTTCTTCATCTAAATCTTTTAATGTAGGTGTAGATTCAAATGACCAAAACAAATGATTGTTTAGTAATAGTATTTCATTTGCTTTGTCTGGGTCTTTCTTTA